GAGACGACTCTCTCCCGTGTGAGGAGTGCAATCCTTCATACGATATGCCTATTATTTTTGCTGAAACAGACCGTAACTGGGCCCAAGTTAGTGAAGATCCAGAGCCAGTACTAGATGCCCTTTACAAATACGACTCTGGTGGTGCAAGATACCTTACTAACGTAGCACAAAGGTTGCTTGAAGAGGCAGCACTAAACGACGAAAAGATCGATTCTATCTATAGAATTGAGATGATCCCTTAATAGATTAGGAATATAAGTGATAATCAATCAAGACGAAAATCTTGTTGTTCCAGACAAAACTATTGCTTTTTTTCCAATTATACCTAATGACGGAATTGAGCCTTTTAATTTAGATAATATTAATTTATTTTTAAATCCACTAAACACGGATCATAAAAGAAATTGGTTTTCTTCAAATTTTTATAGGTGTTTACCTTTGTCTATAGGAAATATGCAAGGTTTTGTTTTTAGTATTCCTTATAGTTTTGATGTTTATTGGAACGGAGGTGATCGGCCAGAAGACATAATCATAACTTATTATGAAGATTTTACACCGTATAAAAATTTAAATTTTATATATCCTAACTCTGAGTTTGGTCACGGTGTTTTAACTCTTCACTATCCAGTAATTCTTAAAACACCGCCTGGAGTAAATTTAATGACCATTTCTCCACCAAACTATCCTTTACCTGGTATGAGTCCTATGACTGGTGTTGTGGAATCTGACAATATTCGTTTTGGTTTTACTTTAAATTTAAAAATTGATATACCTAATACAACTATAAAAGTTCTTCCTAATTCTCCATTAGTTGGTATTATACCTATACCTCGTTACTTTTGTGATAGCTTTGAATTAAAAAGCGCTTATGATATCTTTGATAAAGAAATTATTGAAGAAGAGAAAGCAGTAGTCAAGGAACACTCTGATAAAAGAGATAAGGCAGTTATGTACAATTTAGAGCAGGACGGTTTATACTATAAAGGGATGGATGTAAGGGGAAATAAATTTAAAGACCACCAGCTTCCTAAAAAAACAATATAAGATTTTATTTAACAAACAAGTTAGGAAAAAATGAGCGACGACCAAGTGACGAACGGACTAGGTAATGTAAAGCTGCACCTTGTAGATTCTGCAGAAAAGGCGCAACAATTTATTTCATGGCTTAGTGAAAAAAGACCGTATAACGCAATTGCGATTGATACTGAAACAGGGGAGCTTCCTGGCGGTAAAAGAGAGCATGCGTTATCTCCTTGGCATGGAAAATTACGTCTTGTCCAAGTAGGAGATGGTATGACTGGCTGGTCCATTCCTTGGGATGAATGGGGCGGTGTTTTCTACGAAGCAATGGATAAGTTTGATGGGCCTGTTGTTTGTCACAACATTGCATTTGAAGCTCGTTGGTTTGATATTCAGTCTCGATGGAAAATTCCGTGGGAGCGTGCTCACGATACAATGATTATGGCTCACATTATTAACCCTCTAGGTTCTGGTGCATTGAAGCCTCTATCTGCCCTCTATGTTGATGGCAAGGCAGTTGCAATGCAAGAAAGCCTTGACCAAGGGCTTATTGAAAATGGTTGGACTTGGGGAACTGTTCCAACTAACTATGAGCCTTACTGGGTTTACGGTGCACTCGATACAGTTTTAACGATGCGTCTATGGGAACAGTTCTACCAAAAGTGTGGCCCGCAGGGTCCATACAATCGTGCCTACGAGTTAGAAATGGCTACACGCAAGATTGTTACTCGCATGGAACTTAATGGTGCTCGTATTGACCTTGATTATTCTAAAAAGAAATTTGATGAACTTATTCAATACTCGGACTCTGTAAAGAGTTGGGCGTCAAATACTTATGGTGGAATAAGCATTACAAGTAATATCCAGCTAGTTAGACTTTTAGAGAAGCTTGGGGCAGAGATTACTGAGACAACTCCATCTGGGGCAAAGTCTGCCAGCAAAGATCAGCTTCAAATGCTTATGATTAATGGCAACAGTGATGTTAAAAATCTTGCTGAGAATGTTCTTAAACAGAGAAAAGCAGACAAGCTGGCTAACACTTACTTTTCTAACTTTATGGAAAAGTCTATTGATGGGATTGTGCACCCTTCTGTAAAGACTTTAGGCGCTCGCACATCTCGTATGTCAATTACAGATCCAGCATTACAGACTCTTCCAAAGGGAGATGACACTGTCCGTACAGCGTTTATTCCTAGAGAAGAAGGAAATGTAATTATTACTTCGGACTTGGATCAGGTTGAGTTCCGTATGTTTGCATCTCTATCTGAAGATGAAAACCTTATCTCGCTATTTCATAAGGCAGATGCAACTGGTTCAGATCCCTTCACCGAGATTGGTCGTCAGGTTTATCAAGAACCAGATATGCAAAAATCTGACAAGCGCCGTAATCTAATCAAGGGTGTTGTTTACGGACGACTTTATGGTGCAGGTGTAGCAAAGCAAGCGTTAACTGCTGGAGTACCAGAAGCACAGATGCGTTCTGTATCTGACTCCTTTGATGCTAACTATCCAGGAATGTCTATATTCCAGAGACAAGTTGATCACATTGGGCAAACAAGACTTCGTAATGAAGGTCAAGGCTATGTTCATACTTGGACTGGTCGCCGTATTCCTTGCGATGAAGATCGCACCTACACCCTTGTTAATTATTTAATTCAAGGAGGAGCAGCTGAAGTATTTAAATCAAACCTTGTAAAGCTTGACCAAGCTGATTTAACCGATTACCTTATCGTTCCAGTACACGATGAAATTGTTCTTGAAGCACCTCGTAAAGATGCTGAAGAAGTTAAACAACTAGTTCGTCAATGTATGACTACAACAGAAGGCTGGTCTGTACCACTAACTGCTGATGTAGACGGACCACTAGAGAATTGGGGGCAAAAGTACAGATGACAAAATATGTTCTTTCTGTTGATCCAGGAAAAGCAACTGGGGTGGTATTGATGTCTCTTGACGGTGAGACACCTGTAAAAGTTTTATCGAGTGAATTGCAACCAGAAGAGTTTGCTTCTTATTTAAAGCCAATACTAGAAGGGTGGAAACTGCACGAGAGTTTTATAGTTGTCTGCGAGCGTTTTACTATTAATGCTCAGACAGTCCGTAACTCTCAAGCTCCCTACAGCCTTGAGCAAATAGGGGTTCTTAAGCACCTATGCAGGGAGGCTGGGTATAGCGTTGACGACATAGTTATGCAGTCACCAGCCGATGCAAAGGCTATGTTCCCTAATGAAGCCCTTAAAAAGGTTGGAACATGGCACGTTGGAGGGGAAGGTCACGCAAACGATGCAATGCGACACGCTTTACTTAGACTGGTTAAAACTGGCTGGAAACCAAGAGTTCTGCTAGACTAAGATGCGGTAAGAAAAACTTATTTAAAAAAGTTTTACAACCGCATATGACATAATGACAGGGAAAAGAGGGTGAGTTGTCTGTAATAGCCGAATTGGATGCTGATAAAAAGCATATCCTCCTAACTACCGACTGGCGCTATAAAGAGCTCTGTAAGAGCCTTCCAGGGGCTTCCTGGAGCCCTAAGGATCAAGTCTGGAGAGCGCCACTCAGTTGGACTACCTGCCTTGCTCTACGCTCAACATTTAGAGATGGTTTGACTGTTGGACCAGCATTAACAGAGTGGGCTACAAACGAGTTAAACACCCGTATCAACCCATCTAACGCCTTTAGAGAGCTTGAGAGCGCAGATGGAGACGAAGACCTATTCCCACACCAAAGGGCTGGTGTTCAGTTCCTTAAAACGGCTCGTAGGGCTTTGTTGGCTGATGAGCCCGGTCTAGGTAAAACTGCTCAAGCAATTCGTGCTCTTAAAGCTATTCAAGACTCAGGGGAAGAAGTTTTCCCAATCCTAATTGTCTGCCCTAATACTTTGAAGAAGAACTGGGCTAGAGAGTTTGCTCGTTGGTGGCCCGATGTAAAAACCCAAGTTATTAAAGGAACATCTACTCAACGCAAAAAGCAATTTGAGTCTGGTGCAGATATTTATATTATTAATTGGGAGTCACTACGCTCTCACTCAAGGCTTTCAGGTTATGGCTCTATTGCTCTAGTCCACTGCAAAGCTTGCGGAGGTCTTAACGAGGCTGTTACAGAAACTCGATGTGAAGTTCATCCTAGAGAGTTGAACAATATTGATTTTAAAGCCGTAGTCGCAGATGAGATCCACAGATCAAAAGACCCTAAGTCAAAGCAAAGTCGTGCTTTATGGTCTGCAACAGGTAATGCTCAGATTCGTTTTGCGCTAACTGGTACTCCAATTGCCAACAATGTTGTTGACCTATGGTCAATTCTTCACTGGTTATCTCCTCAAGATTGGCCGTCAAAGACAAAGTGGATTGATCGAATGATTGACATTATGCTTAATGCGTTTGGTGGAATGATGGTTATTGGTGTTAAGCCAATGATGCAAGATGAGTTTTATAAATCTGTAAACCCTGTTATGCGCCGAATGCTTAAGAAAGTAGTTCTTCCACATTTACCCCCAATTGTAAATGAGCGCAGAGATATAGAAATGTCTACTAAGCAAAAGAAAGCTTACGAGCAGATGCGTGACACAATGATTGCTGAACTTGAATCTGGAGATGCTCTTACAGCTCCAAGTATTCTTACTCAGACAACACGATTACTTCAGTTTGCTAGTTCATACGCTGATATAACTGTTGATGAGACAACTGGTGAGATTAAAACTGTACTGACAGAGCCATCTTGCAAAGTTGACTCGCTTATGGATGACATTAGCAACGGAGATTTTGGCGATGACTCAGTTGCAGTCTGTGCCGTATCTCGTCAGTTAATTGAAATCCTTAGCGCTGCTATGACAAAAGCAAAAATCCCTCACGGACTCATCACAGGTGCTCAGACAGAAGATGAGCGACAGAAGGCAGTAGATGATTTTCAAGAAGGTCGCATTAAATGGATTCTCTTTACAGCACAGGCTGGTGGAGTAGGTATCACGTTGACTACCGCTCGTCGCCTTGTTATGCTTCAGAGACCTTGGTCACTAGTTGACCATAAGCAAGCGCTAGACCGTGTACATCGTATTGGAAGTGAAATCCACGATTCAATTTTGATTATGGATTATGTAACTGAAGGAACGATTGAAGAAAGAGTTTTACAAGTATTAGAAACAAAATCAGATAACTTCGAACAAATTGTTCGAGACAAAGATCAACTGATGAAGTTGCTCAAGGATGATAAGGCAGGTGTTCTATGAGTGGTGTAGTAAGACTATCTAACTCTGAACTACAAACATTTAAAGATTGTCGTCGTCGATGGTGGCTTACTTACTATCGTCGTCTTCAACCAAAGAACAGGGATATGACTGGTGCTCTTGCATTCGGTAGTCGTATTCACGCAGCTTTAGATGCTCACTATGCTCAAGGTCTTCCACTCTTACAAGCTCACTCTGAATTGGTCGAGACAGATCGAAAGTTGCTTCTTGCAGACTTTCAAGACACATACCAGTTGGAGCAAGAAGCTGAAATGGGACGCATCATGCTCGAAGGTTACGAACAATGGGTTGAAGAAGAAGGCATCGATGCTGAACTAGAAATGATTTCTACAGAAGAAACTGTGATTGTTCCTTTGTTTAATGGCGATGTTGAGCTTCAAGGAAAGCTTGATATGCGTGTTCGTCGCAAGGCTGACGGAGTTCGTATGTTCCGTGACTTCAAAACTGTTGGTGGCTCTCTTAGCGACTTTGCCAACCTTGCCCCTATGAATGAGCAGGTACTCACATACATGCTTCTTGAATCTACTAAGGCAGATGAAGCAGAGCGTTCTGAAGGCGGTATCTTTACATTACTAAAGAAGGTAAAGCGCACAGCAAATGCTCGTCCACCTTTTTACGATCAAATTGAAATTCGTCATAATATTTTTACAATGCGTTCTTTTTGGAATCGCATTCACGGAACTATCTCTGACCTAATGAATACCCGTAAAGCTCTTGATACAGGAGCAGATCACGCTTATGTTGCATATCCTCACCCAACTAGGGACTGTAAATGGAAATGCCAATTTTTCGCTATATGCCCAATGTTTGACGACGGAAGCGCCGTTGAGCAAGCACTTAGCGATTCATATGAGGTCGCAGACCCATATGCGTACTACGAAACAACTGACAAAAAAGGAAGTGAGTGACGATGAGCGAAATTCAACGCTCTCTTACTGTAATGGTGTACGGAGAGAGCAAGGTTGGTAAATCAAGTCTTGCTGTCACTGCACCTTACCCACGACTCATGCTTGACGTAGAAGGCGGTCACAGGTTTTTGCCTATCGTCGTCAAGTACTGGGATCCACTGCGTGAGGAACCACCTCTAGCAGACGGCACATGGGACACTGTTGTAGTCACAGTTCGTGATTACGATACTGTTCTAAAAACATACCAATGGCTTCAACTTGGTAAGCATCATTTCAAGAGTCTCATTATTGACTCTGTATCTGAGCTTCAAGTGAAGTGTTTGGAGAACATTGCTGGTGTTAATCAAATGACACAGCAGCAATGGGGAGAGTTGTTACGTCATATGGGCGGTCTTTTGCGAGATCTTCGTGACCTAACAATGCATCCAACAAATCCGTTAGAGGCAGTAGTTCTGACTGCAATGGCTCGTCTTGATAAAGATGGTCGTTATCGTCCATACCTACAAGGTCAGCTTGCAATTCAGGCTCCCTACTTCTACGACATTCTGGGTGCGATTACCGTTGAAGAACGGATGAACCCAGATCCAACTCAACAACCATACAAAGTACGTCGTATGTATGTTGAACGCACTAATCAATACGAAGCTGGCGAGCGTGTCCAAGGACGCCTTGGCAAAGTCGTAGAACAAGAAAACATGTCAATTGAAAAAATGCTAGACATTGTTTTTGGACCAAGACAAGCAGCGGCAGCTGAAACAACTACAAAGGAAGAAGGCACTCAGTGAGTTCACGCAATTGGGCAGACCTCATTAAAGACGCTGGTGATTCGGGTAAT